TGATAGTTTAACATTAAAACAAATTAAATATATTACTAGCTTTTAAGATTTGAGTTAGAAACTATAAAAGGCACTCTTAATAGGGTGTCTTTTATTTATAGATAAGTAAAGAAGTAAAGGAGGGATAACATGGCTACAAAGGAATTAGATGAAAGACAATTAAAGGCTATTGAACTACTAATAAAAGGTACGAGCATTAATGATATTGCAGCTATTCTTGGTGTTAGTAGACAGTCGGTATCTGCATGGAAGAATAAAGACGAAGTGTTTAAGGCTGAGCTTAACAAATGTATACAGGGCTTAAAATCTGAGGTTAATAACAAGATACTACTTAATATAGATCCATTAGTTGATAAGCTTGTTAGGATCGCCCTTAAGAGTAATAGTGATAAGACTTCATTGGATGCTATTATATATGCTATCAATAGGTTGTGTGGTACTCCTACTAATAAGACACAGGAGATTACAAGCGATAAAGATAACAACAAAGATATAAATATAGATGTGCTGTTAAATGAAATAAAAGAAGATAATAACAACTAAATATATAGTATCGAAAAGTATACTATGTGAGACTATCAATATTTAAACGGATTAAAGCCGTTTACGGGCAATGAAACCACATTGAAAAGGTATCGAAAATATATGTTGACATTTTGATACTATAAGAATATAATAAGAGTATGAAGAAAGCTAGTGCAGGGGTAGGTTCTAAATTTGAACCTTTGTTTTCATCGGCGCTGGGCTCCATAAAATTTTATTATATTTTTATAGTTGAAGGAGATGTACACATGTTATATTTTGCATACCATAGAACGTCAACAAAAGAACAGCATTTAGATAGAGGTATACATGAAATAAATCAATTCATAGAAAAAGAAAATATTGAACTGGTTAATGAAATTTATAACGACCAACAAACTGGTAAAAATTTTGATAGGCCATTATATGACAAAATGATTAGTGATATGAATCTTATAAAAAAGGTTAATCCAAATGAACAAATAGCTTTAATTTTAACTGAACTTGATAGGCTTGGTAGAAATAAGCAACTCATTCTAAAAGAAATAAGAAAGATGCAAGATAACGGAATAAGATTAATGGTATTAGAAATTCCAACAACATTAATTGAATTACCTAAAGATAGTTCTATAGCTACTATGATTATGGAAACTATAAATAATATGCTTATAGAAATGTATGCTTCATTTGCCCAGGCTGAGTTAGAGAAAAAAGAAAAAAGACAACGTGAAGGAATTGCAGCTAAAAAAGCCAGAGGTGAATGGGAGGATTACGGAAGACCAAGAGCTTTGGAATTTGATAAATTCTCAAAGGAATATAAAAGAGTTCTTGATGGATCTATTAAGCCAGTAGAATGTATGAAACTATTGGGAATAACTAAACCAACTTATTATAGATATAGAAAAGAATATGAAGAAAGTAAATTAATATAAAAGCACTTAGAATTTATCTAGGTGCTTTTATTATGCTCATAAATAATTAAATGGAGGTGCTAAGATGATATACTTTGGTAGCTTGGAATTTGATACACAGATTAAATATGAAGTCTATTTACTTAATAAATATCTAATTAAACATTATGATAGTGAAACATCTAAAGCACTTCTAAGAGTGAATAATAGTAACTTAGATAAATTAGCTAGGGCGTTAGGTGAAATAGATATAACGTTTTTCTGTTTGTACTTCATGAGTGATACTTTTGTTGTTAAAGGGCTGAATGAAGATGGAACATATCCAATAGATCATAAACCAAATGCAGCAAGGGAACTTTCTAAGGCTCATTATGAGTTATGGAATATTGCAGATGATGTATTTATTAAAGATAAATACGATAAGTTAGCAGTATTAGAACCTAGGGGATTTGCTAAAACAACTATTTTTGATATGGCTATTTCAGTGTGGCTACATTGTTATAAAAAATCTTTATTTACACTTATCGGTGCTAAGACTGATGGAGATGCTACACAGTTCTTGGATTCCATTAAAAAAGTGTTTAATGAAAATGAAAAGATAATAAATACTTTTGGAAAGTTAATTAACCCTAAAAAATATACTGTTAATTCTAATGAGGTTGAATTTACTAATGATACTTATATTAGAACTGTTGGTTCTGGAACTTCTGTCAGAGGTGCTAACTGGGGAGGAATTAGGCCAACTGTATTTATCGGTGATGACTTCCAAGATGAGAAGAATATTTTAACTGATGCCGCAAGAGATAAACAATATAATAAATGGACTAAAGAAATTGAACAGGTAGGAGATAAAGCTGTTTATAGAAAAGGTAAGAAAGTTAAACAAGCTACTAAGATAATAGCAATAGGAACTGTATTGCATATAGATTGCTTAATGAGTAGATTAAGTAGAAATAATGATTATTATACTATTTTAAGAAGAGCTATTATTTTAGAACCTAACCAAACAGTAGAGGATATATTTGAAAGTGAATTATGGTTAGAGTGTAAAAAGATTTATTTTGATGATAAGTTAGAGAAAGAACAGCGTAAAGAAAAAGCAAAACAATTTTATGAGAACCATAAGGAAGATATGAAGTTTCCTGTGCTTTGGGAAGAAAAATGGGATTGTTTTAATGATTTAGCTATACCCTACTGGGAAAATAGAGCTTCTTTTATGAGTGAATTAATGAATGATGCAAGTTCTATAGGTGAAAAGTGGTTTAAATCTGTTGGAACTCAAACTAAAGCAGAAATTGGAAATCATGATTTTACAAAAACAATGTTATGTGTAGACCCTGCATCAACGACTAATAAAAAATCTGACTTTACAGCTGCAATTGTTGGTTCTAAGGCAACAAATGATTTTACGTATATAAGAGATTTAATTATGAAGAAATTAAGTTTTGAACAATACTGTAAGGAAGTTGTTGAAATGCTAGAAAGGAATCTTGATGTAACACATATAAACATTGAAAAAAACACATATCAGGGGGCAGATGTTGTTAAAATTAAAGAACTGATAGAAAAAAATCCAATACTAAAAGACAAACAGTATGAATGGATTAATGAAATGCAAAGAAAAAATAAAGATGAAAAAATATCTACAGTTGTTGATCCAGTTAATAATGGCCAGATTATAATATGTTCTGATTGTGAGGATAGTAAAGCAGCTATTGAACAAATAAAAGACTTTCAGGGACAACTATATACTATACATGATGATATGATAGATTGTATTTCTGAACTTGAGATCAAAATTAAAACTATAGAGACTATTGGAGAAGTTACTATTCTTGATAGAAGAAAATTTGGTTTGTAGGAGGTGATTAAAATTATAGATATAGATTTACTTAAGAAAGCTTATGAAGAATATCAAAATAATAAAACTACTTATGATAAGATGTATGCTTATTATAAGGGCAATACAGATGCTATTAATAACTATCAGATGGTTACAGAACGTAGTAATAATAAAATAAATACTAACTTTATTAAAAAATTTATTAAGGAAGAAGTTAGTTATTCGGTTGGTAATGATGTAACTTATATAAGTAAATCAGGAAATGAAAATATAGTCAATGATATTGACTACTACCTAGACCACTGGAGTGAAGGACACGATAGTAATTTAGCTAAAAATATGCTTATATATTCATTAGCTTATGAATTATATTATGTAGATAAAGAAGGTCAATTCTCCAGTAAAATAATAAGTCCACGAGAAGGATATGCTGCCATAGATGATTTTGGCAATGTGTCTTTTTTTATGCACACATATAAGCTTAAATTTGATGATACAACTTATATTGACGTGTATACAGATAAAGAAATATTACATTTTAATGATAAGTTTGAGAAAATTAATAAGCCTACAAAACATATTTTTGGAACTGTACCAGTGGCATTATGTCAATTAAGCGAAGAAGGCAAAGACGATACTTTGTATAAGGATTTAAAAGGCTTACAAGATGCTTACGAAACAAATCTATCTGATATATCCAATGAGATTAGTGACTTTAGAAATGCTTATATGGTGCTCACTGGAGTAGCTATAAATGAAGAAGATATTCCAGAGATGAAAAAACTTGGAGTAATGCAGATTAAAGACAAAAACGGTACTGCTGCATGGCTTATAAAAAACATTAATGATACTTTTATCCAAAATACCCTTAATACTATGGAAGATAAAATGTATCAGTTGAGTTCTCATATAAATCATAATGAAAAAATGCAAAGTAATTTAAGTTCTTTAGCTTTAAGGGCTCGTTTAATTGCATTAGAAGAAAAATGTAAGCTTAATCAAAAAGCTATAGCTGATTGTATTAAAACTAGACTTAAACTTTTATTTATATATCTGGAAGTAATAAAAAATATCAAATATGACTTTAGAGATATAAAAATTAAGTTCACCCCTAATATTCCACAAGATGATTTAATGACAGCTCAAGTAATTAGCCAATTGGGGGATAAATTAAGTACTGAAACAGGTTTAAGTTTATTAAGTTTCATTGAAAATCCTAAAAATGAAATAAAAAAACTTAAAGATGAAAATCCAATAGACTTAGATAATATGGATTTTGGAGTTGATGAATAATGACAGATGAAGAAAAGTTTATTGAGGGATTATATGATGAAGCTAATGAGCAGTTGAAAGAAGTTTATAAAGAACAAAAACAGAATAGAGATGAATTATTAAGAGAGATAGCATTAATTATGCTTACTTATACTATTATAGATGGTTTAATGAGCCTTAAGAGCAAAAATAAACGCAATGAATATAAAAGCTTATCCAAGTTAATTACTACCGCCACCCAAGGGCAAAAGGCTACTCAAACACGTGTTATAAATAACATTTTAGGTAATACAGTTAAAAATACTTTTAATTTTTATTCTTATAATGCTAGCTTAAAAGATGTAAAGAAAATCATAGAAAATAATTTTAAAGGGAAACATTTTTCAAGACGTGTTTGGGATAATGAAAAAAAAGTCGCAGAGCATCTGCACAGACAAGTTAAAAATTTTCTTGATGGTAAGGTAAATGTTAACCAAATAAAAAAAGATATAGAAAAGACATTTAATAGTAATGCTTACGAAGCTAGACGATTAGTTGAAGCAGAAGTAAATAGGTGTGAGGATGAAGCTTTTAAAAAATTTTGTAAAGAAACAGGAGTTAAAAAGGTAAGAAGAAATGAAGTATTAGATCGCAGAACTTGTTCTGAGTGTGCTGACTTAGATGGTAAAATATATGATTTAAATGATGCACCTGGAACTGTACATCCTTTATGTCGTGGGTTTAATACTATAGAAGAATAAAATTTAACTTGTGTCTTTAGTCTTAAATAGGTTGAAGGGACAAATAGGAGGAAAGTAAAATGCTAAAAAAAGAATTGTTAGAGCTAATTAAAGATATTGAAGATGATAAAGATGTGGACGAAATACTTGCAACTTCTGAACTGGCAAATAAATTTGGTGGTTTAGATATGTTTAAACAGAAAATAAATACTGATAAAGATTTTAAATCTTTTATTGATAGTTTAAAAGATACTCATTTAAATAAAGGGTTAGAAACATGGAAACAAAATAATCTACAGAGTTTAATAGATGATAAAATTAAAGAATTATATCCAGAGGAAGATCCAAAGGATACTGAATTAGTGAAATTAAAACAAGAAATGGAGAATATGAAGAGAGAGAAAATAAAAGAGCAGCTAACTAATAAAGCTCTTAAAATAGCTACTGAAAAAGGTCTACCGACTGATTTGATAGATTATTTTATTGGACAAGATGAGGAAACTACAAATAAAAATTTAGAAACTTTAGAAAAAGTATTTACTGATAAGTTAGAAACTACAGTAAAAGAAAGACTTAAGGATAATTCTTATACACCACCGAGTGGAGGAAGTGATCCAGAAGGTGGTTTAGATTTCATATCTGTAATAAAAGACAATCAAGTAAAAAGAGATTAAAAGGAGATGTATGAATTATGGCATATTTAAAAGATGAATTACAAGGGTTTGTTCCAGTAGAACAGGCAAATGGAATAATGAAAGATGTAGCTAGAGGTTCTTCTATATTAAGGTTATCTAAAGTTGAACCTATGAAGTCGGATAAGAAGAAATTTTCTATAATGGTGGATGGTCCAGGAGCTTACTGGGTTGGTGAAACTGAAAGAATACAAACATCTAAAGCAGAATGGATATTTCCAGAGATGGAAGCTAAGAAATTAGCGGTAATAATTCCAGTAACAAAAGAAAAATTAAATGATACTACTATAAATGTATTTGGAGAGATGAAAACAGCTATAGCTGAAGCTTTTTATAAAGCCATAGATAGTGCGTGTTTGTTTGGTAGTAATTCTCCATTTAAGAAAAATATTTATGGTGTTGCTAATGATGGTGGTAATAAAATTGCACTTGAAACTAATGGAGCTGGAAAGTTAGATTTGGATATAAGTGATGTTATGGCACTTGTGGAAGCTGATGGGTTAGATGTTAATGGTTTTGCTGGACATTATGGACTTAAAAATTATTTAAGAAAACTAAGAGATGCTAATGGAAATGCCTTATTTGTTCCAGGAGTAGGACAGAATGAATTATATTCTAATCCTATAGAGTTCGTTAGAAATGGAGGTTGGGATAAAACAAAAGCTGAATTAATAGGTGGTAACTGGATGTATTCTCTTGTGGGTATGAGAGCAGGTATTGAGTATGAAATACTTAAAGAAGCAACATTACAAAGTGTTACTATGGGAGATAATAAACCATTATCTTTAGCAGAGAATGACATGGTAGCAATAAAAGCTACAATGAGATTAGGTTTCTTACCTATAAAAGATAAGGCATTTGCTTTATTGACACCAAAGGCTGGAGCATAAGAGGAGTGAAACTCCTCTATTTTAATTTAAAGGGGGAATGTGAAAGTGAACAAATATTGTAAAGGTAAAAGAACAATATATGCTACTGAAAGGGCATTTGAAGTAATATATAAAGACCAAGGTTTTAAACTTGTGAAGGAAAAAGCTAAAGATGATGAAAGTGCTAAAGAGAATGAATATACTGATGATAAAGAACCAGAAAATGAAGAAAAGTAGGTGTTTTAAGTGACTAATGAGCAAAGAAAAGCTATTTTAGTTATTACAAACTATCTAAACAAAGATTTAGAAGATGATTATATAATGCAAAATTATGATTTAGCAGTGGAGCAGTTAATTAATAATGCTGCTAAATTAGAAAATATAAAAACTCCTGGAATTAAATCCATGTCCGAAGGTAATCAATCAGTGAGTTTTGATAGTAATCCTTGGACTATAACAGAAGATGTTAAAGCTTTATTACCTACGCCCTACGTAAGGATGTGGTAATATGGGAGTTTTATTTAAAAATGCAGATATAACTATATATAATAAGTGGTATGATTTTACTAGTGATACTGATAAATACCAAAGAACAGTTATTAAGGGTGTTAATTGGCAAGGTAAAAGGAATGGTAGTGTAACAGATAAGGGACTATTATTATCAGATAGTACCCTTATTTTTATTGATAAGTTCGATAAATATATCAGCCCTAAGAGATTTGCTAAATTATCTTCCGAAGAAAGACATAATTATTTTACTTTTAGTGTTGGAGATAAAATAGTTAAGGGTGAGGTTGATTTTGAGGTAACAGGAATATCGCCATATCGAATAAGTGATTTAGAGAAAAGCTTTGATGATGTTATAGATATTAAATCTGTTAGCAAATTATCCAGCCATTTTGAAGTGGAGGGAGTATAATGTCCACTACAGTTAGAGTACAAATTGATAAGACGCAAAAAATTTTATTAAAAAGACAGTTAAATAAAAATGGCCAGGCCCAGGTAAAATTCACTAAAGAAGTGGCTAAAAATTGTAATAATTATGTACCATTTCTTACTGGTAGACTTAAGGACATGAGTGTTGAATTAAAACCAGATAAGATAATTTATAATGCTCCTTATGCTGCTAAGCAATATTACACCAATAAAGGTGGAAATAGGGGGGCTTTAAGGGGTAAGTTTTGGGACAAAAGAATGTGGGCAGATAGAGGAGATAGGATAATACAAACTATAGCGGATTTTGTAGGAGGTCGGACAAGGTGATAATAGATAGTTTAAGAAATTATATAAGAAAATGTCCACATTTAGATACTTTCAATAATGCTATAAGAGTTAATGTGAACTACCTAGCTCCAGATACTGATGCTTACTCTATAGAAGAAATCCCAATAGAGCCTGTAGTAAAGAAATACATTAATGGAGACAGTATACGCCAATATGCTTTTATATTTACATCTAGGGAACCTTACGGGGCAGATGTATTACAAAATATTGACAACTCGGGGTTTTATGAAAGGTTCGCTGATTGGATAGAACAAAATAATAACAATAATATATTGCCAGTGTTAGAAAATAACTTAGAGCCTTCAGAAATTAAAGTTACTAGTACTGGCTATGCTTTTGCCGTTACAGAGGATACGGCACAATTTCAGATACAGTTAAAATTAAAATATTTTAAGAAAGGAATGAATTAAATGAGCGTGCGTAAACGTAAAATACAAGCAAATTATTTAGAAGTAGCGGATGCCTTCGAGTTACTAGGAACAGGCTTTACAGAGCTTAATGAAAGTCCTTCAGCTCAAACTACTAGTAAAAGGTATATAAATCAATCTAGTGCAAGTCAAAGTATTACCGGATATGAGTGGGCTACTGAATTCACAGCGGATCAGATTGCAAGTGAAAAGGCCATAGAACATATTAGAAATATTGGGGAACTGCAATTGACAGGCAGTGATACTGAAACAGATTACTTAATAGTAGATTTGGATAAGCCTTCAGATACTACTGGTTTTAGAGCTAGAAAATTTAAAGTAGCAATATCAATTGATTCTTTTCCGGATAATGATGGAGAACTAGGCATTGAAGGTTCTTTTTTAGGTATAAGTGACCCAGTATTAGGTACTTTCGATACAACTACCAAAAAATTTACAGAAGGTTTTACACCTAAAACAGAAGGAACAACTACAATTGAGGAGGGTAAATAATGAAAATTAATGGAGTGGAATTACAAGATTTAGAAATACTTGATTTGGAAGTTGCTGAAAAGTACGAAAAGGCAATTAAGGGTATTGAAGGAATGGCTGAAAAAGTAAAAGACATGACAATAGCTGAGAGTATTAGAACTCAATGCACTGCTATTTTTAAAGTGTTTAATGATTTGTTTGGTGAAGGTACAGATAAAAAAATATTTGGAAATAAAGTTAACTTA